ACCGTAGCGTTGACATGTATAAAGGCGCAGTCATCCGAGATATTGGCTACAAGGTAGACCAGGCCACCCGTATCATAGCAGGAAACGGCATCGCTGGTTCCGGCGCTACTGGTGAAACGGCAGCAGGGGTTGATAGTACAGGTGCCTCTGCAACATTTACGAGCATCTACGCGGCGAATTACGGTGAGGAGCACTTTAGCGGCTGGCAGTTTGACACCATCAACGTGCAAGACCTGGGCCTCATCAACAACGGCGTGATCTATCGAACTTTTATCGACTGGGTCGTTGGGTACATGTCAACTAGTACCCGTTCTATTGCCCGACTTTTTGACATTAAACTTGCTTAATTCTGAAGGAGATACAGACATGGCACAAGATGTATTCAAGATGTCGCCTGAAGAGTTCAGCGATTTACGCGCACAAGTGGCCGCTATCGGGCAGCAAGACGTGCAGTTAGGGCGTGTGCTCACAGCACTGGTACTTCACCTGGGACATGCCCACGGTCTTGACCCGGTACAAGAGGATGCACGCCTGGCGGCAGAGGCACGAGTTAAGGCGCGTGAAGAGGAAGATGCAGCGGTGAAAGCGGCAGAGGATGAGCGTGTCAAAACCCGCGCTCTTGAGGATGCACAGCCGCTTAGTCCTGCGCAAGTTGCCGCTCGTGATCTCGTGCGTGCAGATGAGGATAAGCAGTTACAGGCCGATGCAGATGAGCGCAAGCGCGTTCGTGCTGAAGAAGATGAGCGTGCAAAGGCCGAAGCCGATGCACTGGCAGGTAAGCCAGCCCCGGTGGAAGCGCCGGTAGTTCAAGAAGGAGCATAACCCATGCCAGCAGATGCATTGCTTGCTTTACAAGCGAGCGTTACGAAAACTGCCACGTTTAACGGCGCGGCTCTGATACTTCCTGGCGGGACTCCACGCAGAGGGCTTGTTGCGCGGGTGATTTACTCAGCAGCACAACAAGCAAGCGGTAGTGGAGTTTGGACGTTCAGTGTGGACGTGTGTTATGACGGCGTGCCGACTGTATGGAATGTTGATTTTGTCGCACCGCCTATCACGCTTACAGCAAGCGCTCAGAGTGGGGAGATTTTTATTCCATTTTCGATCAGTCCTACGTCGGTAGCGAATGGCACACAAATCAGGTTATCGGCAACGCTCTCAGGAAGTCCCACCACACCCACAATTACGTACTTTTCGGACATTGTTGCAGGTCGCCCATAGTTCATAGAGAAAGGATGCGTACACAATGGCACGGTCAACACTGGCTGCACTCATAGCCCGTGAGCGCATCCTCATAAATGACGTGGCAGGCCCAAATCAGCAATTCTCGGATGATGACATTCAGGCGGTCATGGATGAGAGTCGTATAGACCTCACGAATGAGCCACTGGATTATGTACCAACCTTCTCAGGCAGCACGATCAAGTATCTGGATTATTACCACAAGCTTGATAACTGGGAGGATGGCATGGTGCTCAAACAATACTTGACGGTCACAGTCACGCCGAGCGCGATAGAGCCGATTGTGGGCCACTGGACGTTTGCTCAGACAACAACACCGCCTGTCTACGTTACCGGGGTTGTGCATGACATTTATAGGGCTGCCGCTGACTTGCTTGAGCGATGGGCAGCGCGGCTCGTGCTCAACTATGATTTTTCTAGTGATGGTCAAAGTTTCAGGCGCTCACAAGCGGCGACAGCACTACAAGGACTAGCCCTACGTTACAGGGCGAAGCAACTGCCAAGGATGATTAGCATATCACGCTCTGATCTTGTGAGTTCTACTGAGAGCGGTGGAACGGGTTTAGAACCGAGGCCCATAGATTTTATGGCTTTAGGATGAAGTTGTTATGCTCTCACCCAACGAAATCACATCAATGACCGCTGTTGTGGCATCATCGCTTGATCAATCAGTGCCACTTTTGCGTAAGACGGTGACACAAGACGGCTATGGGCATAGCATCGAGACATGGAATAGTCAAGGCAATGTGCAGGTCAACATCGTCAAGCCTACTGCCACGCAATTGCAAATCTATGCTGACATTATCGGATCGAAAAAAGCGGTGATGATTCGTTTCATGGCAAGTACGGATATCCGCGAGGGAGACAAAATCACTTATGCAGGCCGAAGTTGGCTTGTGCAAAATATCGAAACGGCTGAGTCGTTCACGTTCGCTGAAAATGCGCTCATGATTGTCGTGAGCTAACAAGGAAGTAAGTAACATGGCTGGTTCATTCAATCATTTCCCTCAAATAGCCGCTAAGGTCAAGCCTGCTGTGCAGAAGATTGTCACAGAGACGGCAATAGGCGTTGAGGAAGATATGAGAAGCCATGCACCGGAGCGTACAGGCTTTCTCGCCAGTAGCATCTACTCCGTAACACCGGGCTATGGTAGCACCTATGGTGAGGCTCTTGCCCCTCCTGGTGACTCGTATCTCTTGCCAGAAGCGCAACCAGACATTGTAGGAGTAGCGGCGAATTATGGGATCTACGTCGAACTAGGAACTCGGTTCATGGCAGCACAACCGTACTTTTACCCGGCTGTTGAGGCTGGTCGCGCCTATCTCGATAACGTTGATCTTGAAGCATTGCTGAGAGTGTGAGCGTATGTCAGAAGTAGCTCAAGCATTTCAGTGGGTGAATAGCACCATGCGAGCGGATAGCGCACTCATGAGCGCGGCTGTTGGAGGTGTATGGCAGGGCTACGCAGACATCGGAGTGACAGGGCCATATACGCTTTATGGGCAACAGGCAAGTAGCGATGTTCTGACAATGAATGCCGTCCGTTTATGGGCAAGCATCCTGATGCAGATTAAAGCCGTGGGGCCAGTCAATAACTACGCTGCACTCGTAACCATTGCTGATCGCATTGATACGCTTTTCAAGCGAGTTGGGCCTGTAGGATTAGCCGTTGGCGGGGTGCTGCAATGCTATCGTGAGCAGTCCCTAGCCCTTGATGAAGTCATAGCGGGGCAACAGTGGTCGCACCTTGGCGGCCTCTACAGAATCGATGTGCAAAGTAGTTAAACACTTATTCAATTGTCTTTTATATCTCTTCCCTAGCGGCTTTTGAGAGCCTCTGAGGTAGGGATGATAGGGGAAATATATTATGCCCTTAATCTATATCGGCTTCTGGATAGCGTGCTGTCCAGCCGTGGTGATGTTTGTACTTGCCTTTGGCAACTTTTGCAAGGGAAGACCCATCAAGGCTGTGCTCTTTGCAAAATTGGTCTACGCCATGTACAACATACTCAATTCCATCAGGAGATGTAGCGATAAGGGTTTTTCTACGAGTAGCATACTCTTCAGAAGTACGTGTTCTACTAGAACCACTCATACTCATACGGGTGCGTGCCTCGTCACTAAAGACTCTCCCTTTGCTCTTTTCTCCAATTTTAGCACGAGTTTGTTCATTTACCTCGTGTCCAAGTGCAGCAAGGCGCATCTTCTCTCTCGTTTCAGGACTGCGTTTCGTGCCTTTGCGTGCCTCTGCCTGTTTACGCTTTGTTTCTTCGCTTGCCTTTTTGCCAGTGTGAACAAGGATATGATGCTCAAGTTGTTCGGGAGTCATCTTTTTGCCAAGATTAGGGCTTGGCTTGCCACGGTGAGCAGTCCCTATCTTTCCTTTAGTTTCAATGGAGAGTACCCTACCCAAACTCGAACCAGCAACACGGTCAAGATTGAAGCCATTCTTCCCAAACGGACGCAACTTCGAGAACCAGAACTGTTCATGAGCGGTCAAAAGTTCAGGAATGAGGACAAATTCGAGAATGTCAAAGGTAAAAGCATCGGGTCCGTACTTATTGAAGGCCCGTTGCAAAGCAGCGTTGTGGTGGGTATTGCGACGAAGTGTCCCGAAATGCTCGTACAGGCGTTTGCGAAGATTGAGAGCACTACCAATGTAAATTTTGCTAGTAGTTGTACACGTAATGCGGTAAATGCCTCCCGATGTAGGGAGAGGTTGTTGAGCAGAGTGATACAATGGGGTCATAGCTATGCGTCTCCTTACCGAGCGTGTAGCTTAGAGACTGTAAGTGCTGATAACGCTTACAGTCTCAACAATTTCCTCAAGTATACCACACAAAGCCGCTTCCTGTCTAGCTTTATTGAGAAGGAGGTGGCATAATGCCATTTTCCCCGGAACTCACGAGCATAAACCAGCGCCTCCAGTTTGGGGCCGAGAGCACATCAAGTCTTGGCGTCAATGTACCTGCTAACAAGCTTATCCAATGTTTTGATTTGACCTGGGGGCCAATGGCTGATGTCAATATGTACTCGGCTACAGGGCGCAAGTATCCAACCGCGCAGATAGAGAATAGTGAGTGGGTCGAGGGGACACTTGGCGGTGAACTCGACTACAACGGTATCATCTACCTGCTTGCCTCTACGATGGGAAGTGTTGCCCCGATAGCGCATGGCGCTTCAGCAGTGGCGAAGGATTGGATCTATGTCCCACCGCTGACAGGTACAGTGGTGCCACAAACGTACTCGATTGAGCAAGGTGATACAGCGGTACGCGCTCGCAAAGCCAGTTATGGCCTGTTTACTGAGTACAGTTTCAAGGGTGATCGTCAAACGGGTATTACCATTGGGAGCAAACTGCTTGCTCAACCGATGGCAGATGGTATCACGATGACGGCTAGCCCTACGGCTGTTGCTCTTGCCCCAGTCGCCGGGAAGCATATCAATGTGTACCTTGACTCCACAAGCGCAACGTTTGGCACCACGCAACTGCTGAAGGTACTCAACCTTGATTACTCCTTTAGCGGCATCTATGGCCCCTTCTTCCCCTTCAATCGTGCAACTATCGGCTGGACGGCTCATGTTGACCTCAACCCTGGCTGTGTTATCAAAGTCTTGATGGAAGCAGATTCCGTTGGCATGACGGAACTGACCTATTTACAAACCGGCGCAACGCAGTTCTTACGCATCAATGCCCAGGGGCAGGTGATCGACAACAATCAGACCGTGACTATCGGGGGTGGTGCGACAACGGGTAACTTTACCCTCTCGTACAAGGGGCAAACAACCGCCAACATCGCCTATACGGTCAGTCTACCCGCCGCTACCGTCCAAACAGCCTACCAGCTCCTCTCAGCTGTCGGGGTCAATTGTACGGTTTCTGGCCCTAATGGTGGTCCCTATGTCTTTACCTACACTGGCACGTTGGCAAACGATA